GCCTTAATAACCATTTGCGCATCTGCACCTACCGAAAGAAAAACTAATATGATTAAAATATATCTCATTGACGTTTTCTATATCCGAGTAATGTTAATGTAAAGTATGTCGGCTTTGTAGCAACCGCACTCGTTCTAACAAATACCCATACATTCGGCGGAATCTTATTATTTGTGAACGATGTTACGTTTGTCGCTCCGATTGTACTTGTTACCGATGTCCCGCCTGTGACTAATATTGTTGCACCTGCTGTAATATTTAACGAATCGTTCCAATATACTTCAGTCGTAATGCTTGGCGAAGTACCCAACACACCCGCTCTCATTTGCGTAATTATCAAAGTGTCGTTGCCTGCATTGTAAAAACTACCATAAACCGCACTTGTAGAAAATGCCAACGTATCGCCAGCCGCACCGCTACCCGCACCGAAAGCAGCCAAAGGGATAGTATCAAATTGCAGGATGTTTTCAATAGTCTTATTCTCCCAAATATCAGTAGACGCTGTATATGCCAATACTTGATTATTTGTAGGTGAAGTTATTTTCGTGTCGTGTAGTTCCCCTAATTCCTGACCGTTTTGCGGCTTAACATATATCAGCCCGTTTCCTGCGTTCGCTCGCTCTACCACTCCCACGAACACCTGATGATAAGGGGCTTGCGGCCTTATCTTTGTAAACCCACCCGGTACGCTATCCAGCCATAAAATATCCCCCGGACTATATGCCCCTAAATTGATTCCGCTCACCTGACCTTGCGTAGTTATCCATCCCGCCTGACCGGCTGCTATATCCGCCCTTACTATTCCCAAAGTCTTTGAACTAAACGTATCGCTCAAATTCTTTGCCAGCTTAACCGCTGCCCGATCACCACTTGCGCCAAAGATATAAACCACCTGCCCCTTTGTTATTGTAACCGCTTCGGCATTGGTTACATAAGCCTTTACTACTGTAGCCGTATCATAATTCCCTATCGGCTGATAAGTAGCCGCTGCCACATTTGAGCGCAAATAAGGGGAAAGCATGGCCGCCGTATCGGTATATTTAACACGTAAATCAATACGATTGCTTAGTGAGGTTGTATCCCCGCCGCCTATTTTTCGCCATTGCGTACCTGACCACGTATAAACCGAACTATCCGCCGCACTGTAACGTATCGCTCCCGCCCGCTTGCCACTCGCAGCACTAACATCAGGCAGAAGTAAAGTAGAATCAAAAGCACCTCCGCGCCATTTATAAAAGTTATTAAATTGTGTGTATAGTCTGCCATCGATAGTTTGCCCGTAAGCAAAATTGATAATCAGTAAACTACAAAAGAATCCTAATATTTTCGCCTTCATTGACACCACCATTTATTGTTATTGTTTTTGTTGTCGCATTATGCGTGATATATCTTCTATCTGATCTCACAACATACGTCTGCAATATCCCATCGATAAACACAAAAGGAGGGATAGTTAGCTGATTATTTTGGTAATCAGTATCGCCCTGCTCCATCGGCTGCCCAGCACTTACTATGAAATCAGCAACTGTCATAAATCTGTTAGTATTAATATATACGAAATTGCCATTCGGTAACTCATAATCTGTAGGCACTTGGCAGTTATTGTAAAGAATCGGCAATTTTAACGTAAGCTGAAAAGTTACACCGGCCAATATATCTTCCTGACCTTGCCTGAAATACTCGAAATTTGCAGCCCTTTCCATCTTCCAATCATGAAGATCCCACCCTATCTGAGCCAAAAGATCATGGCCAATCTGCTCACAATCAGACTGCATCTCTAACTCATCCATATTTTCTACATGATGTATGTCTGCAATAGTCACCACAATCTGATATGTCTTTTCTTTGCCGGTGATGGATGACGTATTTAACGTATACCACACCGCTGGATAATCGACATCCTTATAATCAAAAACGATAAAATCTTCAGCCTTTACGTGCTTTGCAGTCCTTACCATTTTGTGACTGCTTGCAATCTCGATCAGCTTTTTGATTATTTGATTTAATGTTAGACTCATGTTTCTTTAAATAAGCTTTTAACAGCTTCTGTATTTTGTTAGTATATCCACTCATCTGCAACAGGATAAGAATTCATATCGATACCATTTAGGCATCTCTTTTTTGCTTACATCCGTATTCCCCAAATAAATACCAATCTCGAAGCTAGTCCGCTTAGGAACAAAAGTATCTACGCGGCTGCCCGGGTTAATGTATTCCTGAAACTTTGAGCCATTGCCGGCCTCTTCAATCAAATACCTGATCAGCCTTTCCAAATACCATTCAGCACGATTTTTGAACTTAGCCGCAAAGTCATCGATCTCCGAACTGCTAACCGCTTCACTATTCTCTGTTGTTTTCCGGGTAAGTCCCTTATTCCAAAGCTGAAAGCTTAAAGCCGGTGCCAGTTCGCTAATAGTATAATGTACTAACGCATCACGTATATAGTCTTTTAATAGCGTTTCTTCATCTGCAGTTAAATCATCATTATCGATTCCATCCTGCAAACGTTCATATAATGCAGTGCCTAAAACCGGCAAAAGATACATTTCCTGTACTGCCTTGATTTCTGGAACGATCATTTTAGAATCAATGTTTCGATGAATACTTGACCGCTCGTAAATGTTTTCAGGACTGATAAATAGAATATCTCTCATGTTTTATTTTTTCTTCATTACGATTACTTTCTCCCAGTCATGTCTGCATGATACTGATCTGCTGCCATTAGGCTTTGTCCACCAACCGCCGCGCCTATCCCATACACTATAACCTAATCTCATCGACATTGCTTCAATCTCAGAACGTGACCACAGCTTATCCATCTCCAATAACCTAGCACAAAAATCTCTATTTCTGTCATCCTTCGGACCTTCATAAGAATAAAGAATCTTAAAATTCAATGTCTCAGGCTTCTTATCCGTCTGAGTCTTTAAAGGCTCAGTTAATGTCCTTTCAATAACATCATCCTGACCGATCCTTTTAATGCTTATCGAAATCCGACCTTCACCGGCCAAACGTTTAAGAATCTCTTTAACGCTGTCAACCTTTAAATCCAATGTTTCCGCAATAATCTCAGGAGTGATTCTTTTATCTTTGCGAAGCAGGTCCAATACGTTTGTTTCTATTTGCGTAACGTCTGCAAACTCTTCTTTACCAAAAACAAACTTCGAACTTTTGACAATCAAATAATTACTTTTCGGCTCACCACATTTAGAAAATTCCGCTAATAATAGTTCATCCTTTTCATGACTGCTAAATTCTTGCACCTCGTTATCAATTGACAGCATGGTGTTTACTTCGTCATCATTCAGACCTAAGCTGCTTTTTAAAAGTAACTTAGCCTGTTCCTGACTTATCTCACCCTTCTCAAACTTCCTGATAATGCGCGTTAAACTTTGCCATTGCCGGCCGCTAAGATTCTTAAGATTCTCATTAACCTGTACCGACTGAGATACAGCATTCTGTACGTCAGGCTGTACAATCTCAGGATATAAAGAAGCATCAATCCCGATCTTTTCTAGTAACCATTTTTTCGGTGCAATCTGTAATAATGTAGCCTCACTAAATTCAAAGCCTATCGGCTCTACTGGTATGATCTTATGCTCCTGACCTGTGATTTCTCCAAATAGCAATTCCAAAGCCTGCTGCTTATCATTTACATAAGTATTCTTAAATATCTCATACGCATCCCTGATCTCACTACGGCCACCTAATTGCCCTTCAGTCTTTATCCCGAATAGCATTGGTGACGTAATTTGATGACCAGAAAAAATCTCAGTCTGAACACTCTTAGATAATATATCGAAATGCTTATCTAATTCAGTACTGCTAAGATCGTCAAGTTGTGGCCTCTTATTCGGATCTTTTCCGAAGTTTAATACAATATTTCCCGCATTTTCGCTCCCGGTAAACTTACTTTTGAATCCTTTCTCAATCTCACGTTTTTCCTCTTCAGTAGGTATACCCTCAAAGAAGCTGATCATCTTTGAAGCAAACATCCCATTGGTAATAGTACTTAAATGATACTTGCTGATCTCGATATCCGTCTGAATGGCATTTAGTGCGCCCATATAACCCGGATAAGAATAAGTCTCTACTCCCGGCCTGTATTCCTTATAATAAAGTATCTGAGTCTGATTGCGAAGCAGATTAACGTCTAATTTAGGATCATAAGCTGCAAACACCTTAGGCTCATCGTTCTTTTTATAGCTTTCCCAATCCTTTACATAAAACTGGGTATTATCCTTACTCGATCTTACTTTTTGGTAAGGGATATGATAAAATGCCCCGATTGTGCCGGCTGCATTATATTGAATCTCTAAATAGCATCCGCCAAAAACCTCGATATCTAAACATACCTTTTTTAAGATCTCATTGCAGTTTTCATAAGGATTCGCTTGCACCACATGATCAAATCCTTTGCCGGTAATATAGTTCACCTTACCCAAAACAATACCATTATGTTTGCTGCTCTTATTAAACATATTTAAAAGCATATTCGGGAACTTATTATCTTCCCCAAATAACACCCATCCTTTGTTAGGCAGTTCCTTCATTACGGGAACTTTTACATCGGCAAACTTTATAAAAGAAACACTATTCCGCATCATAGACTTTGTATGTTGTTGGGTTATCGTATTTAGTTGTAGTTACATCTTGGCCATCTGACAAAAACATTAATCCAGTCTCTACAATGGCACCAGCATTAGATTCATTTAAATTTGAAGGACTAGCCTGCTCATATATCGTATATTTATACCACCCTTCTTCCTTAGTTGCAAAATAAGTATTTACCACAATATCGAACTCATTGTATCTGTCTTTATAAAGACTTTGATCCGCTGAATTTACCAATACAAATTTCACCTTTTCATTCGTTGTTCGCGATTGAAAAACACACAGAAAGTTGGCATCCAGAATAGTCTGCTTTTCCTTTAATGTCAGGTAAACTGTATCGGTATTGCCTTTTGTGAACTTTATCATTCCTTACATAAATACCATTAAACAAAAACGCCCGCCTATTAAGGCAGGCGCTTAACCGTTAATCTCTAATCATTATCCAGCAGTTTCAAGAGCAGCAGCTACACCACTACTAACTTCATAAAGCTGATCAGGCTCTTTACCTACAAAGACCAGGCTATATCCTGAACGATCTCCGAAAGCTGTACCGCTTCCGCTAGTAGATCCACTCATATCTAAACCTCTTTCCTTACCCAGCATCCAAAACTTATTATTGTTATCCTTAACAACTGCAATCAGAATATTCTGAGCAAGTAATTTAAGTTCGGTATTGATAGCAGCTGAAAGCTTATTAACTACGATTGTAAGGTTTTGCTCGAAGAACAAAGTACCATTCTCAGTAGATACCGTAGGATTGTGAGTAAATGATCCAGTCTCTTTAGGAAGTTCGTATTTCCAAAATCTCTTAGTTGAAGCTTTTGTAAGTCCAGTAACGACACCTGAAGATGTAGCCATTGTGCTTACATTAGCCTTTTCAATAAAGTAAACTTCGGTTATACCACCCGCTGAATCTTTACAGTCTAAATTATATCCTTGTGTTAATGCGCAGGGCATATTTATTAGTTTTAAAAAAGGGCGGCTATTGACCGCCCTATGTTATTAATCAATTACGCTTCGAACTTGACAATCTCATCCATGAAGGCGAACTGCACCCCGAACTTAAAGCTTGCGCTGAACTTCAGATTGCGATCGTCTTGAGAATACCAAATCTCAAAGTTATCTTCTTCGCCTTGAAGGTCAACACCTAAGAAGATGTTAGACATTCTGAAAGCATAGATGTCATCAGTATCGTTCAATCCGTGAACAGGGATTACTTTGTAAGATGTACCCGGTACGATGAATTCAGCATTTACGGTACCTTGAAGAGATCCTGCATTGTAATGATACAGATTCAGGTCTACATACTTTTGAACAAGCAGGTCGAAAGTATCCCATCCTACGAAAATGCGTACATCTGATTTACCTTTGATCTTAGCAGGAAGAGCATTGATAACTGCAAGAACAGCTTTTTGTGCTTTCTCCATTGTATCTATAGCTGTGATCGGAGCACCTGTTCCGTAGAATCCGGTTACGTTTGCATTTATTACAGTACCGCCGGCATCTGCAACCAACTGCTTAACACCTTTGAACTTATTCAAAAGTCCGTTAGTACCACCATATCCAGTACCAGTAGCAGTCCAGATCGCAGTCTCTAAAGCTTCAGCAATCAGGCCAGCTTTGCGGGCTGTATATTCTTGAGCAAAAACCATTGTGTCATAAGAAGATCCGGCAGGTAAAGCCTTTTGCAGATACTTGCCTTCAAGATCTTTAGGACATATGATCTCTTGAGTCTTAATTTTACCTACAGTCAATGTGCGCTGAGTGAACTCAGTTGTGCCAGATGCAGCAAATCCGCAAGAACTATCATCTTGGAAGAAAACATCAGTTTCCATTCTGTTGATAGTCTCAGAAGATTTAACCCCTGTCATCACATTACCTTCAGCAAGGATAAGCTGTTGAGTACGGGCCTCAAACAGCGATGCAGTAACGAGCTGTTGCTCATTTTGTTCTACGTAGGCTGGAATGCCTGTTACTAAAAAACCCATCTTTATTTGTTTTTAAATTGTGAAACGAAATTGGAATACATTTTTATTCTATCTTCTTTTGTAGAAGCTGAATGCTTTTTGAAGCTGTTAGGCACTTCAGCAGGCGCTTGTGAAGGCACGTTTACCAAAGTATCTACCAGATTAATCAGTCCCTGCATTGCCTCAGATTGCTTTGCAAATGCAGCTTTCAATCCATCATAGTCAGATTTCAAAGCAGAAAAGTTAGATTCATAAGCACTGAATTTACCTTCCATTTCAGCAATCTTCTTCTTCATCTCTTCCTCTTCTTTCTTCTTTGCATCTTCAGCACTTTCAATCTCAATCTCTACCTTATCCTCAACCTCTTTAGGCATGATCTCAGCAATTACTCCACCTTCAGCCAATACTACTTTGCTACCATCTGCCAAAGTATGCTCACCGGCCGGCGCAGGTGTACCATCTTCTAATGTAACCTTACCGCCAACCTCTAACTTATCGATCATGATTTTAGTGCCATCTTCCAAAGAATAGGAAGGCGCTACAGCTGTTTCTTCCTGAAAAACCAGCTTTTTAACTTCTTGTAATAATTCGATCGGACTTTTCATAACTATATATACTTTTGTTTAAAATATTTCCCCATTTTACTTTGAAATCAAATCCTGAAAAGCATCCTGACGCTTTTGATTGATATCATAAAAGTTGTAATGTTTTTGGCAAAATTCATGCAGCCTTGCTCCCTGCTCATCTCTTAAGTCTTTATCATTTACCAGCTTATTAATATGTTTCAGCCAATCCTCCCGATCCTTAACGTAATTAACAACATCATTCGGGAAATCTAAATAAGGATGCACCGCGCTTACCACTACCGGCATCGCCTTACCGGCCGCCTCTAAAATCTTAATATTTGATTTGTACTTATTAAAATTATTCCTAACCAAAGGAATAAGCATTATATCAGCATATTTGAATAGGTCATAATATTCAAACACCTCACGACCTCTGAATAAAGTATACGGCAAAGTCTTATTTGCTGTGAAATAATTAGCCATTCGTCTCCAATAGTATTTTTCCGTATCATTTGAATCAGCATATCCACCTAACACCATTTGAACATTACCAGTCAGCTTCTTTATAGGTGCTTGCAATATCTTAAGATCCTGATCATGCGTTATGCCACCGGCCCAAAATATCTTAACAGCATCTGTCGCAAATCTTTCTCCGTTAAATTGTCCATGTCTGTAGGGTATGGCATTCGGTACGATTAAAACATTCGGATTGTGTACAGATACCGCCTCGGCTAATCTTTCATGCGTACAGGTAACCAGATCAGCTTCTTTCATTTGCCTAATCAGTCGGGATGCAAACCCTGACGCATTAAAGCTATCGAACATCAAATGATCATGGTTTAGTATCCAATAGTCATCGACATCTACAACTAATTTAAATCCGTATTTTTTACGTAGTTCAATAAGATCATTATTTTCCCAAATTCTATTGATGTAAACAATGTCATATTTCTTTTCTGCTAATTCTTCATCTGTGATTGTATCTGTGATTCTGCCATATTCTTTAGGCATAAATGAAACGGGAAGCATCAGTCTATGATAGCCGCACCCGCTGAACTTTTGGGTAAGTACTAGGATTTTCATGTTTGTATGTTTGGTTATAAGAATATTTGCACCGTTTCACCTTCCTCTAGTGAAGCATTATTAAATTGTATTGTACGCGTTAATGGAAAAAAAGTTAAATATCTTTTATCTAATACATAAGCATATGTAAGCAAAACACCATCTACAAAAACGGAAGGCGGATTTACAAAAGCATCATTCTGGTAGGTAGTATCTCCCGGCTCAATAAGTGAAAATCCCTTTACACAAACGAAATCAAGATACGGCTGTATAGCAATAAGCCCCAAAGGTATCGGCTGCAGATTCGTACTCATATCTATAAATACAAAAAACAAACCCCAGCCGTAGAAACAGCCGGGGGTGTCAACTTAATCCAAACCATGAAAAACCAAAACACTATTTAAATATCTGCAAGTAATTCACGCAGCTTTGCGATGATTACATCCGCGCTTTGCCGCATCTTTATTTCTGTCATGTCAAACATACCTTCTACAGAAAAGCCTTTAAAGGTACCATCTTTTACTTTTGCCCATGTTTCATCATTATCAACCTTTGCACCTAGAAACCAAGTTCCATCTGGCAGATTTTCAAACTGCTTCATTTTAGGGATGCCTTTGCTTTCATCTGCTATCCATGATTGAAAGAATGTAATGCCTTCAACTGACTTAGCGTGCATCTCATTCGCATTTTGCTGAAAGCCTTTAGCATAAAATTTTAAAGCTATTGTTTCAATAGTCTTTTTGTCAAAGAATACAAAGTATTCGCCGGTCTCATCTTTGCGATATATAGGCAAGTCCGGGATCATTGCCGGCCCTACAACTACCCGCTCATCTTCATTAATTACGCTAAATTTCATCTTTTGCTCCCGATCGATTTGGGCTAACTTCCTTTGAGCCCACTCGATACCCTCATCACCTCCCCATGCTAACCACATGAGCCGGCCACATCCATCACCTAACTCTTTCTGGCTATTTTGTCTATGTCTTTCAAATGCTGCCATGCGTGCGATCGTATCCCGGCTAATCGGCTCACCATTTGCTAACTGGTTTGCCCTTGCCTTACCTACTGGAGTGCCACATGATCCCCATCCATTTTCATCGGCCCATCTCAAAGCTATCTTTGCATTTTCACTTGCACCTTTAGGGTAATCTGAATAGCTTTCCTGAAACTTATCTTCATTCATATTCCTATTCTCCCACATAGAATAACACACCGCTGCAGCCTGATCCTGATCTTTGCCTTCGCCGATCATGTATTCAATACATCTAGGGATAAACTCATCTTCAGATTCTGTAGGTCCCGGCTCTACAAATAACTGCTTATTGAAAGCAAAAAAGTTCTCGCCGATTGCCGGCATATCCACCAATGCGACTGCATTGACTTCCTGTATCGCTTCTTCATCTTCTTTGATTGTAAGCTTGTATAATGGTAACTTTTCCATATTATCCTAACCTAGCATTTCGCTGCAGGTATGCGTTTCTTTGTTCGTTATTTGTTATATCGCTATTTAATACATACGCTCTCATTGATTGATTCCCTAATTGGTTAATAGCTTGAGCATTTAATGCCTGAGCCGTTACCGTAGCGGCCGGCACAGCAGCGACAGGCGCACCACCGCCACCGGCAACATCTACACCACCTCCACCAGTTGCACCGGCACCTCCGCCTCTTTTAAATCTTTGAATTGATGCACCCGCTATTTGTGCAATACCAACTGCGGCAGCTATCTTTAATCCGGCAATTTGCTTAGCGGCTGATGCTGCTGCCAATATAAAAGCCGGGTTAGGTGCGACACCTATAAAAGCGGGAACAGCGGCAAGACCAGCCTTAGCGGCAACAATACCCCTTGCAGTATCTGCAACTATTCTTGCAATCTCTAATCCCTTTTGAACTGCAAAAATAATATTTGCTATCTTTTCATTTTCACCTGCAAGGCTTTCCAATAATTGCAGACCTGCTTGGGCTGCATTAAATCTCTGATTCTGTAATTCAATTTCAGCATTTAAAAGAGCCTGATTCTGCTCTTGCACCATTTTTAAGGTGTTTTCCTGCGCTGCTTTTATTCTTTCGTTTTCGGCTTTCTCTTTCGCTAATTTATCTTCCTGCGCTTTTTTATCTTCGTCTTCTTTTATCTTTTTATACTTATCTCTGATAGCTTTTAATTCAATCTCTCCCTGTTCAGCTATTGCAGTAAAATCGAATATGCCGGCCGCTTCTAATGCTAACCGTCTTTCAGTAAATCTCTTATATGCTTCTTCCTCTTCGCGCTGCTGATCTGTTAATTTTGCCAGACGTGCATCTTCTAATACTTTGTCCGCTTCTTGTTGTTTTTTTAGCCTATCGGCATTGATCTTTTCCTGATCGGCTGCGGATTTATCAGCTGCCGATTTATCTATATTTTGAATTGCAAGATTATATCCATCTCTTTGACTTCTTAATTCAGCCAAAGCCTTATCTTGCTCTTCTAATGCTTTTTTACCTTCTTCTTCAACTTGTTTAGGATCGAAAACAAAAGAAGATATTCCACCATAGAATTTATTATATAAATCGAAATTTTTACCGACAGCTTCGCCTATTAAATCAACACCTTTAAGCAATGCCGCAATAGGTGTACTTATAAATGTCAATATCCCTTGTAAAATCTCTTTATTTCTAGCTGCAGCTTCAATCTGAGCCTTTAATGTGATTTTATTTTGCTCAATCTGTGCCTCAGTTGCTTTTATTACTTCATTCGTCTTTTGTATTTTTAATTTAAGTATCTCTCTTTCGCTAAGTCCTTGAAGTTTTAAGCTATTTTCTTGTAATCCTAACGCATCTAATTCTTTCTTTGATGTCTCAACCTTTTTGGCAGCTTCAGCATTCAGCTTCTTTTGTTCTTCAGTCACACCGCTAACCAATCCTTTTATGTCATCCCAGTATGCAACAATGGTACCGAGTGCGATCACTAATAAACCTATCCCTGTCGATCCAATGGCCGCCCTTATGGATTTAAATGCGTCAACGGCCACTACCTTTAACTCTTCATATGCTTTACCCAAATCGGCCAATTGACTCAATCCCTGACTTAATGCGATTGCGCCTTGCACCTTTAAAAGCTGCTTTTGTAAGTCTTCACTTTCAACACCTACCAGTGCCATCGCACCTTGCACAGCGCTAAATCCGGCCGCAATCTGAGATGCTGCATTGCTAAATGCTGAGAATCTTTTTCCCGGATCAAACAAATCCGCCTGCTCCTTCGCATCCTGTATCTGATCTTTAAGTTCCGCAACACGTTTAGCAGCCTCGATAGCCTGTGGTGAAGTCTTGCCAAACTGCTGCTGCATTACAAGCAAATCATTCGTAGCCTGCTTCAAAGCCTTTCGTAGTGCGCCTACCGACTCAAATTCGACCTCTAGCTTAAAACCTACTTCCTCTTTAGCCATTATTAATTATTTTTAAAAGT